GTACATTCTCTGGCACTGTAGTGACTTCAGGAAGGAACTTAAGAATTGGAGACAACGGTAATAGCCAAAACATAAATGGCTACATAGACGATTTCCGTATCTCCCGATTCGCTCGATACGCATCCAATTTCACGCCTCCCACAGCAGCATTGCCAACAACCGCATCATCCACGGTGGCCGATCCTTACTACAATTACACATCGCTCCTGCTGCACATGGATGGCACGAACGCATCGACGAACTTTGTGGATAGTGGGCCGAATGCACTGACGGTGACTGCGACATCCGCGACTATTTCGACGACACTGAGCAAGTATGGTGGATCATCAGCTTTCTTCAATGGTTCTACAGGGTTTTTGTCGCTGACGGGGAACAGCTCGTTTCAATTTGGCACAGGCGATTTCACAATTGAGATGTGGGTGTACATCTCTGCGAACGCAAATAGTCAGCAGACTTTCTTGGATACCAGAGGGGCAGCTACAGCAACCCCGTTTACATTTGGGTTATATCAGTCGAAACTGGCTTTTTACGATGGAACGATGAGGCAGTCCTCTGCAACAGTCACAACAGGTCAGTGGTATCATTTCGCGGCCTGCCGATCTGGCGGAACCTTGCGTCTATTTATCGACGGAATAAGCTACTATAGCGCGTCCAACACGACAAATTTCACGACTGGTGCAAATAGTATTTATATTGGCAGAGGATTTGATTCAGCGGCATATTACACAAACGGCTACATCGACGACCTCCGCATCACCAAATACGCTCGATTTACATCAGCATTCGCGCCGCCCGCTGCGGCACTACCAGACATTTACAACCCAAATACAACCCTGCCTGTCTCCGGTGCTGCGTTATGGCTTGCTGGCGATGACAGTTCAACGCTTTACACAGATGCTGGTAGCAGTGCGGTTAAGAAGAGCGGCGATCTTGTTTACCAGTGGTCGGATAAGTCAGGCAATGGCCGAAATGCAACGCAAGCCACCAGCGGAAACAGGCCCACCTGGGTTGCCCCCGCATCTGCCAGAAACACTCTTGGAGCAGTTGGCTTTAATGGATCTCAGTGGATTGATCTGGCGGACAACACTTCTTTGGCATTTGGGACTAGCGATTTCACAGTAGAATGCTGGATCAAACCAACTTCGTTTTCGGGGACTTCATTCCTTCTTGGTGCTGCAACAAATAGCTTTTGTATTTACTTTGCAAGTACGGGTGCATTAAATATAGGCCAATACGGTGTTGCTGGGCTAGTCGCATCATCTGTTATCTCCACCAGCACTTGGACGCACATTGCAGTTTCACGTTCTGGAACAAGTCTAAGGGTGTTTTTGAATGGGACATTGACAAATACCTTAACGAATTCCAGCAACTTTCAAGGCAGTCAGGTCGCACGTATTGGATGGGACCCAGCACCGTCAAACGGCAATATCAAATACAACGGACAGATCCAGAATCTGATCATCTACAAGGGTCAAGCCCTCTACACCGCAAACTTCACCCCGTTTATGTCATAAGGAGCAGTCATGCAGTATTGCCAAGTCAGTCCCAACGGTCAAATCTCCGGCCCACAGTGGCTACCACAGTCATTCACGACTGTATCTAATTTCAACGCCCTCGACGATGCGAGTTTGGCCACATACGGCTATTACCCGTACACCCCATCGCCCATCCCAGCGTACAACCCTGCCACCCAACGACTTGATCAGCATTTCGCAGTCAATGGCTTTACCGTAACCGATGTTTATATTGTCGTTGATCTGACAGCCGAAGAACAGCAAGCATACGTCATTCAAAGGCTCACCGAAATCGGCAACGGCATCGGCTCGTTTCTCGACCAGGCAGTTTCGGTAAAGCAGTACGATTCCATCCTTTCAGCCACAAGCTGGACTCTGAGCAACATCACGACCTACAAGTCTGAAGGTGATGCCGCAATCGCTTATCGCGACTCAATCTGGAGCTTGTTTTATAGCATGGTTCAGGCTGTTCAGGCGGGTACTCAGGCTGTCCCTACGGTGGGCGAGTTCTTCGCCAGCCTACCACCACTTTGGCCTGTAAACAACGGCAACGGAACATCCAACGGAACAGCTAACGGGCCAATCTGATGACCTTCAGCACTGCCGCCAAGAACTTTGTCTTTCTCATCACGGTTGCAATCGTGCTGCTGATTGTTGATCTGATCAAGTGGCAGTCTGGCGGCGTGACATGGTCTGAAGCGATCTGGGAAGTGAATCAGCACAGTCTCAGTTTTGCACTCGGTGTTGGAATCGTACTGGGCCACTGTTTTACCGTTCCAAGAGGGCTATCCAAATGACCGGACGTGAATTACTCGACTGGTTCATGAAAAGACAAAAGCCAAGCCTTGAAGAAATGGCAAAACGTCTCGCACGGCAAAAGGCAATCGAACGGTATTCAGTGGATTCCAGGCGGCACGCCCAGTTGGTCACCCAGCTCGTCAATGTGCCTCCACCAGTGTTTCAGAACTATCTGGACGATCCAAATTACGTCTGGAATCCCAGCGTTATCCCAGTACCACCTAAACCAAGGCCAATCTAAAGGACTCCGATATGAACGACTGGATTGGACAAATCAACGCCCAGCAAGCCAGAGCGATAATTATCCGCATGGCTCTTGCAGGAACTATAACTGCGCTTGGCGTTCTAAGCCAACACCTTGACTCGATTATTGCAACCACCAGCCCATTGGGCATGGCTTTGGCGTTCGGGATCGCCCAAACGCTTATCTACCTGAATTCTGGCCAAACGCCACCAGCACCAAAGGGCTGATGACATGCGTATCGAGGATGTCATCAACCCTGACTATGGATGGATCGTTCCTGTAGCCCAGATCGCAACCGATCAAGCGGTGAAAGGCAGTTCAATTGACCCGTCTATCCCGCAAACCATGTACGCTGCTGCCGCAATCATCTACGCAATCGCAGCTTACCGCAGGTCTCTGAGAGACCCGAAGAAGTGAGCAGTCTCCCGCCGCCTACCGTCTCACCGTCGAGATGACTGGCGAGACGGTTACCATTTTGCTGATGTCAGCAAAATGGTTGACAAATGTTCCCGAAATCTGTTTCGGGAACATACCCTAAACCCAAGAGAGGTAAGGTGATCCTTGTTCGCAGAGTTCATGATCTATACAGCTTGCCAGTCTGGCCAGTGTCCAAAGCAGACAGTGACCACAACGACCACCACAGTCGAGCAAAAAGAGGTCAAGGTTCAATTCCTGCCTCCCCGACCAATCAACGGCAAGCCGCGACCACCAAGATTCCTCTTGGCCAAACCTCGCGGCTTATTCAGCCCCAAAGCAATTTACATTTATGAAGTGGAAGCAAGCAAATGATCAGCAAGATCATCATCCGGTTGCTAACACCGATCATTGTCGAGGTGATCCGCGAGCTGCTCTCCAAGCTGGCCAACGGTGAGCTGGTGAGCATCGACGAATCTAGTGTCAAACTGGCACTTAATCAGCGTGAAGAGTCGATTCAGTCTCAGCTCAAATCTGTTCAATGGGAGGTCGGCCTGTGATCGGACTTCTGATCGCAGTTCTACTGGCTCAACAGCCTGTTCCCTCGACTCTGGTTCCGCCAGCAGTCGAGGAACGGGTGGTGTTTAGCCATGCTGGATTTACGTACTTTGTGGGCAAGTCCAGCGGAAGTGTCATCGCCATTGAGCAAGGTGGTGTTCGACCTGTTCCGCCACCAGTACCAGACGAGGATGAAAAGCCTCAACCAGTCAGTGGCATCAAGTGGTTTTCGGTTGTTGTGGATGAATCCAAACCGGAGCAGCAAGCATGGCGTACCGATCCAGAGATCCGCAAATTGCTAGAATTGCGTGGAATACAGTATCGCTCGTACACCGCCGAGGAGACGGACATCGACCGACTAGGGTTTCAGCAAACCGTTGGTCAGATAGGTTTACCGACCGTCATCTTGCAGGATCAGGCAGGAAAGATCGTCAAGTCTGTCAGTCCCAGAACCAAGGATGACATCATAAAGCTGGTGGAGGTGATCAAGTGAGCAATCTGCTTGGCTGGGTAACACCTGACGGCGAGCTGAGGTATTTGGGAAGCCATGAATCCACGCTCATGCTGGCCACTGGCAAGCAACTCCCAGATATTCCCGAAAGCGAATGGCAAGAATTCGACCTAAGAGATGATTCAAAGTATCCGGTCAAAGTAAAAGACCAGAACGGCAAAGGGGCTTGCAATGGCCATGCAGCGGCAAGCAGTCTGGAAATTGCTCGGTACGTTTCTGGTGCTGCTTATGTCGCTCTTAGTCCTTGGCTCGTCTATGCTGATTTGTGTAACGGTTGGGACGTTGGCTCGAATATTGCGGAAGCTCTGGTCTACCTTGAAAACAAAGGGACTTGCTCTGAGCCACTGGTTCCTTATGCGACAATTAACCCTTCAAGAATTCCGCAGTCGGCCAGAACTGACGCCAAGCGGTTCAAAGTTGAGATCGGATACAGACTCAACACCTTTAAAGACTTATGTATTGCATCACAGCTCAGAATGCCGTTTAACTTTTCTGTGCCGGTCAACGCCAACTTTAACGTCCTCGACAAAGATGGAGTCCCAGGCAACCGAGCCGGAATGCACAATCACGCTGTAACAGGCGGAGTGGGAATGAAGCGATTGCCCAGCGGAAAATGGGCCATCTTGATGCAGAACTCATGGGGAACCCAGTGGGGCTGGAATGGCTACTGCTGGATTACCGAGAGAAACGTAGAAGGCAGAGGGTGGGATGCCTACTGCGTCAGTGCCACTGTGGCCGATCCAAATAACTTACCTCCAGTGCTTGCATAAATCGCACATTGAAACGCAAAACACCTCAGAGCAGGCTCAACTCCATGCCAAGCGGCACGGAGTTGGAGCGTATTGCCCGCCGGATTCTCACGGAGCTGGGCAACAACGTAGCAAAACCGTGGCTCGCGATTTACGACCGGAAAAAGGAAGCCGATCCGTTCACGGCTCCACTTGATATGGCTGGTCAATTTATTCCAGTCATTGAAGCATGGATCGACGAATCAGGCCGGTCCTTTCTGGTGTCACTTGGCCAACAGGATGCCGACCAATGGTTGGTTCGTGCACCAGAAGTGATTGAGGCCGCACGGAATGCCACGCTGGATCTGTGCCAAGAGACGATCGACCAATTCACTACCGATACGCTCCGCACTCTGGAAGGTATGCGGGCTGATATCGCAGCTTCCATTGAGGCTGGCGAGACGGCTGGAGAATTGACCAACCGAATCAGCACATGGATCAAGGACAACGCTCGATGGCGAGCACGTCGAATCGCAATCACCGAATCAGCACGGGCCTATAACACCGGCCTGACAAGTGCTGCTGAGGGGCTTGATTTTATCACCGGTTGGGAACTGCTCCTGTCGGGTGATGCCTGCCCGATGTGTCAAATGATCTTTCGATTATGCCCGGTCATTCCAAAGGGCGGAACCTTTGGGGCCAACGGTAAGAACAAAACCTATAAGGACTTAAAGTTCCCTCCTTTTCATCCCGGTTGCCGGTGTTCTCTCTTGGAAGTCTTTGAAGACGAGATGCCTAAGGATTTAAAACCACCTGTCAGGCCGGGTGAGAACGGTTACCTACAGCCTTCAGACATCGACTTTGCTGCGGCTGAAGAGGGCGGTTACTTATCGGTTGCAATCGGCAACGCGAAATCATTCACAAAAACAGGCCGGATATTGGAGGCTGATAATGATCACTAAATCGACTGATTCCGGCATCAAGACAAGCGATACAGGTGGGTTTGTGGGCTATGCTGCCCGCTTCCTCAACATCGACCGCCAAGGCGACATCATTTTGCCTGGCGCGTTTCAAAAGTCTATTCAAGACTTTATGGATTCTGGCGGACTGGTCCTGTCTGATCACGAAAACAAAACATCCGCGGTGATCGGCACGCTCAATGATGCGACCGAGGACCGGTCTGGTTTGAAAGTGGATGTCACGTTTTCCGCCACAAAAGCCGGTCAGGATATCCGCACTCTGCTCCGTGAAAAAGCGGTTCGCAAGATGTCGATTTCATTTCTGGCAAGACAACCAGAACGATTGAGCAAAAAGCAGGTCTCAGAGCTTTGGGACCGGTACGGATACAAACCAAACGCAAGTCAAATCAGGCTCTCTGAAAAGGGTGCAAATCTGATCAAAGAAGTATCGGAGATTATCGAAGTCTCAGTGGTGCCGATCCCGGCCAACGCTGACGCTTCGATTATCAGTGTTAAAGCACA